CAGGTTCGTTTTTAACATCTACAGGTACAGGTCTTGCATGGTCAACTACATTACCTCTTGCCGCTAACCCTACATTACAAGAAGTGCTGACTGCAGGTAATATTGCTGATGGAGTTGGTATCACATTCCAAGGCACAAGTACAACTATATTTGGAGCTAATAATAATATTAACTCCTCTGGTACAAATGAGTTTAATGGTAATAATCAATATACCGCTGCAGGTAATACTAGCACTACAGCTGCAATAACTTTTAATACTAACGCTACGTTATATGCGGGTGGTAGTATAGGAAGTGCAGGTAGAGTATTAACAGCTACAGGTACGGGTGTAGAATGGGCTACGCCAACAGTAGCAGATAATACTTTACAAGAGGTATTAGATGCAGGAAATACTGCGACACAAAATATAACCTTAACAGGGTTTATAAGACCAACTACTATACAAGATAGTGGAGGTGGTACAGGAGCTGCAGGTCAGGTATTAACATCTGATGGTGCAGGTAATATAAATTGGTCGGCAGCAGGAACGGGAGCAGTAGCTTCAGTGACAGCAGCAGCAGCAGGAACATCAACAGGTACACCTATAACTATTGCTCCAACAACAGGAGCTGTCGTTGTAACACCTAATGTGTTTGATGGTTCATCAAATGTAGGACATGTACCAAGTTCTGCAGCAGTTGCACAGACTACACACTTCTTACGTGCTGATGGTTCGTGGCAGATACCAGCACAAAATAATCCACATGGTGTACAAACATTTAAGTATTATACTAATAATGGTTCTTATTCGGCTGGAACCTATTATACTTTAGATAAAAATGATACTAATCCTAGACCTGACCAATTTTTATTACAAGTAAATCCAGCGGCTCCTATGAATTATGGAGCAGAGGCAGCGGGTACATTTTTTATAAACCCAGGTTCTTGTGCAGGAGTAGATGACTTAGTAATGTGTAATGGTAAAGTTCAAATTGCTTCTGATGAAGCAGTTACTCATACTATTCGTTTATGGAAGATTGAGTTATGTGGTGGTGTAGCAGCTACGCAAGCAGGTTCGGTAGCCTTAGCAACAGCAGCAGGTGGTTTTGCTTGTGGTGATATAACATGGGTTTCTAACGCTTTAAAAACATTAGAACCAGGGTATGGATTTTTTATAACCTATGAAACTAATACAACGTTTGTATCAGGGTTAAGAGTTTTAGTAAACCTTTCTTTACGTTGGTAAAATAAAAATTTAAATTAAATGAAATGGACATTAGAAAAATATCAATCGGTGCAGACTACAAGTCTGGAGCCATGCATTACATTGTAGGGCAAGACGTTCTAGGAGGTCTACATAAAATACATCTTATTCAAGCAGGAGATATATCGTATAAGATATGGATTCAAAAGGGAGACGAGGTATATTTATGGAAAGAGTTTCTGAACACTATGCCTATATCTTTAGAATATAATATAAACTTTTAATGAGGTCCCCACACAACTTCATTGTTACACCTTTGAAAGATAGAAGGTATGACAATGTAAAGGAGGTAGGTGGAGCGGAACTTATTACTAGCGTTTCTCAAGAAGACCATATATCTTCTAACAGACAAGCAAAAGTAGTAGCTTTACCTATAGCATATAAAGGTCCAATAAAAGTCGGTGACACTCTTATCGTACATCATAATGTATTTAAGTTTTATTACGATATGTATGGTAGACAGAAGAGTGGTAAAAGTTTTTTAAAAGAAAACTTATTCCTTGTAGACGATGAACAATTCTTTTTATATAAACAAAACGGTGAGTGGAGAGGCCACAGTAAGTATTGTTTTATAAAACCTATAAAAGCTAGAGAGTCTGCAATAATGAAAAGAGGTGAAGAGCCTTTAATGGGTATAGTAAAATATATTAATCAAGAGTTACTAGACCTAGGTGTAAAGGTAGGGGATGAGATTTCTTTTCAACCAGAGAGTGAATATGAGTTTACTATAGAGGGAGAAAAACTTTATAGAATGTTTACAAATAATATAACAATGATAATTTAATTTAACTATGGGAGTACAAAAAAACATCGGAATACTCAAAGCAAAGGTAGAGGCTTTGACAACAAACTTACAAACTTTAATCTTAGAAGAAAAACAAACTAGAGATATGATACTAGGCGTGTTACAGATTATAAAACATATGCCAGGTCATAAGGAGGCATTAGAAGAAATACAAAAAATTTACCCAAAAGAAGATGAAAATAAGGGAGATAAAGCTTAGTATAATAGAGGCAGGTGAGAAAGCTGTAAAGCAATTAGTTAAAGTAGCTAAAGAAGATATTATCAAGTACGATAAAGATGATGAGTTAGCTGCCGATAGATTAAAGAACGCAGCGGCTACAAAAAAACTTGCTATCTTTGATGCGTTTGAAATACTTAAACGAATCGAAGAAGAGAGAGCTATGTTAGATGGTAACGTAGCAGAAAAGAAAACGAATACCCCAAAAGGATTTGCAGAAAGAAACTCAAAATAGTTTATATAGGATTATAGAAAACTATATTCCTAAACAGGTATTAAGTACAAAGAACCGAGCTAAAAGCTGGGTATATGGGTACAATGAAAAGTACGATGTAGTTGTTATATCTAAGACAGGACAGATAGAAACAGTTATTGAAATTAATGGTTTAAAGATTGCTTTACCAAAACCTCCTAAAGAAATTTACAAAAGGTCTAAGAAAAAAGAAGAACAGTATTGGGAGGCAACAGAAATTTCAAAAGAACTACATCGTATTAAGTCTATATTCCAGTGGCACGAAACGCCTGATGTGTTTAAAAGTAAATGGGTAGATTATATAGAGGAAGAGTTTGATAGGAGAGAGCAAGGTTTTTGGTTTATGAATAATGGTAAACCTACCTATATTACAGGTACACACTATATGTACTTACAGTGGACAAAGATTGATGTAGGTCACCCAGACTTTAGAGAAGCTAATAGAATATTTTATATTTTTTGGGAAGCATGTAAGGCGGATAAGAGGAGTTTTGGAATGTGTTATTTAAAAATAAGACGTTCAGGTTTTTCGTTTATGAGTTCATGTGAAGGAGTAAACAAAGCTACCATTACAAAAGATGCAAGGATAGGTATACTATCTAAAACAGGTTCTGACGCTAAGAAGATGTTTACAGATAAAGTTGTACCTATATCCAACAACTATCCTTTCTTTTTTAAACCTATTCAAGATGGTATGGATAAACCTAAGACTGAATTAGCATATAGGGTTCCTGCATCTAAAATTACAAAAAAGAATATGTCTACCATAGCTGATGAAGAGCTAGAGGGATTAGATACTACTATTGACTGGAAGAATACAGGAGATAACAGTTACGATGGTGAGAAGCTTCAGTTATTACTACACGATGAGAGTGGTAAGTGGGAAAAGCCTGATAATATATTAAACAACTGGCGTGTAACTAAAACATGTTTACGACTAGGTAGTAAGATTATTGGTAAGTGTATGATGGGTTCTACATCTAATGCTTTAGATAAGGGAGGTAGAAACTTTAAAAGTTTATACGAAGATTCTTTTCCATCCAAAAGAAACTCTAACGGTCAAACTAAAAGTGGATTATATTGTTTGTTTATTCCTATGGAGTGGAACTTTGAAGGATATATAGATAGATATGGTATGCCTGTATTACGTACACCTGATAAACCAGTGCCTGGAATAGATGGAGAAGATATTACAATGGGTGCTATAGATTATTGGGCAAATGAGGTTGAGTCTTTACAAAGTGATGCCGATGCATTGAATGAGTTTTATAGACAGTTTCCTCGTACAGAGTCTCATGCATTTAGAGATGAGAGTAAACGTTCTTTATTTAATCTTACGAAAATATACCAACAAATAGATTATAACGATTCATTAATAATGGACCGTCATGTAACCACAGGTTCTTTTCATTGGAAGGATGGCATAAAAGATTCTAAGGTTATATGGACACCACAGAAGTATGGAAGGTTTAAGGTAAGTTGGACACCTCCTCCTCACCTACAGAATAATGTTATCATAGAAAAAGGGATGAAGAAACCAGGGAATGAATCTATCGGTTCATTTGGGTGTGACTCCTACGATATATCAGGCGTGGTATTGGGTAAAGGTTCTAATGGTGCATTGCATGGTTTAACTAAGTTTAATATGCAAGAAGCACCGTCTAATCATTTCTTTTTAGAATATATAGCTAGGCCACAGACAGCAGAGATATTTTTTGAAGAGGTCTTAATGGCTTTAGTATTTTATGGAATGCCTATATTATGTGAGAATAAT